GCCGTTTTCATGCTAACTTCTGGCTCGGCTCTGAGGTTGTATCAAGAGGCAACTGGGAGCAGTGGTGCATACAGTGGATGTCTGGGGCTGATGGCACCCCGAATGGCTCTGAGGAGTCTAAGGCGACCCAGGGAATTGAGCTAATCGACCCTCTGTCTGTGGCTACGCCTCACAATGTACTGCTATGATTTTTTTGCTAATAGCATTGCAAATACTTGACGGAGCAACAACGTACTACGCGATTGCCAAGAAAGGATTAGCAGAGCGCAATCCTTTAATTAATTGGCTGATTGGGAGGCTTGGGTTAGTGCCATCTATTTTGCTGGCAAAGACTAGCGTTATAGCCCTGCTCGTAACCCTTCCATTCCCCGCCTGGTTAATCTATGCGTTAGCGGGCCTTTATTTTTATGTGGTAGGAAATAACCTTTATAGGATTGCGGAATGAGCATAACGACATACGCCGAGCTAAAAACCTCAATAGCAAGCTGGCTAAATAGGGATGACTTAACATCTACAATTCCCAGCTTTATCTCGCTTGCAGAGGCGCAAATTAACCGAGATATTCGGCACTATTATATGGAGAACAGGGCTACGGCTAACGCAGACTCTCAGTACCTTAGCAGACCAGGTGATTGGGTGGAAACCATCAGGCTGCACATAACGTCAACAGGCACAAGGGTGCTGAACTTAATTTCAAGGGCGTCAATGGCAGACAAGCGCCAAGGGGCTGAGAACGCGACTGGTGAGCCTGGGTTTTATTGCCACGCAGAAAGAGGATTTGAGCTTTTCCCAACCCCAGACGGCACCTATGAAACCGAACTGCTTTATTATCAGAAAATTCCGGCATTAAGCGAACAAAACACCGATAACTGGCTTCTTACAAATCACCCAGACGTATATTTATACGGCTCCCTGCTGCATTCAGCCCCATTTTTGGCAGATGACGCTCGAATACCTGTGTGGGCGCAGTTATATTCTGCGGCGGTGCAAAGAGTAAACGATTCCGGGCACGAGGCATCTATGTCTGGATCGGGCCTTACCTTGAAAGTTAGAGGCTTAGGATGAGCCTATCAAATTATCTTGAAAACAAGCTATTAACCCATGTTTTTGGCGGGACATCTTATGTGCCTCCTGCCTCCGTATATGTGGGGCTTTTTACATCAAGCCCAACGGACGGCAACATAGGGACTGAAGTTTCTGGCACTGGGTATTCACGTCAGTCTGTCTCAATGACCGTTGCCGGAACAACGCCGACCCAAGCATCATCATCTTCAGACATAGAATTTGCTCAGGCCGCAAGTGATTGGGGTTTGGTAACGCACATTGGTTTGCTAGACGACTCCACATCTGGCAACTTGTTAGCGTGGTCTGAAATTACAGACCCAAACGACGACCAAGCGGCATTACCTAGAAACATATTAAACGGCGATGTTTTGATAATTTTAGCTGGGAATTTAAAAGTGAGGCTAGACTGATGTCAACCATAACGCTAAGAAACACAAAAGGGTCGGCATTGACCCATACTGAAGTGGATAACAACTTTTCAAATCTAAACAATGACAAGTATGAATCAGGTGATAGCCCTAGCTTTGCTGCTGTAACGGCAACAACTGTTGATATCGGCTCGTGGCAAATAAAGCTCAGCACAAACGACCTGTTGTTTGAGTACAACGGCACTGCTGTTTTTAAGATCACAACGACCGGAGCAACGATTGCGCTTGATGATGTTACTGCGTTTGGAACTCCGTAATGCCAATACCAACATCTAAACCGCTTGCTATGTCTACTGTACAAACAGAGTTTGGCGGGACTAACCCTATTAACTTAAGCGAGTATTACGGTCTAGGCAACGCTCCGGCGTCTGGGGAAATCACGCTGTGGGCTGACTTCAACGGTACGTCTAGTGAGGCTACGGTAACTAACGTCAGCCAATTGTGGAACTGGTACGGAAACAGCACTTATAGTTCAGAAGATACTGGTCAGTCGGCTAATATGACTAACGCAGGAACAAAAATACAGCCCTCGACAAATGGGTATACTCTTTACAGCTACATTGATGCAGGCGAGCCGTGGCTAGGCAAAACAATTACCGCGTACAGCAACCTCCGAATAGAAACAAAAATTGAAGTAAAAAGAGACGTTGAAGGAAGTTTTCTTAACCCGCCTATTGTTATTGCTGGGAGTTACGTTGTTTACGACGCCGAAGACCTAACAGGCGCAACTGTTGCTAACTTAGGCACTGACGACCATCAATTACTCTTCGGCTCTGGCGCATCTACAGAAACAAGAACAGCAATAGATAATTCCGATATAACCGGAGCTATGACAGACGCTCAAATTAAAGCTTGGCTTTCTGCCGGGTGTCCGTTAAGGCATGATTATCAAAACGAGACTAATACCGAAGATGGTCGAACGGCGTCTGTTGACTCGCCTGAAGTATATACCGTTAGACTGCTGGCAGACTCAATAACCTACATACCATAGAGTAACTAACAAGTGACTTATTACGTTCAGGCAGATTATTGGGTCAGCGGGTACGCAGTAGGCGATCCGCTACTTGCCGCATCCGTCATCAGCGGCAATGGTATAATGCAAAGCTCGTGCAGATTGCTTTGGGATAGCGAGGCGGAGCCGTCTTCCGTTTGGAGCAATAAAAATGAACCGGCGGGCGACTGGGTAAGCGTCATAGAGTCAATCCAAGTTTGGAGATAAGTAATGCCTAATTTAACAACATCCTACTCATTCAATAAGCCGGTAGTGGGCGGCGATGATAATGCCTGGGGTGGATATTTAAATACCAACTGGGACAGTGTTGATGATTTGCTAGACGGCACGTCCACCGTTACCGGCATGGCAATCACAAACGGGGCGTTTACGACTCCATCGCTCACGGGAACCCCTACAGAAGAAGTTTATACAATTTCAGGCACGTCATATAACGTCGAGCCTGATAATGGGTCAATTCAGACGTGGGCGCTAACCGCCAACTCAAGCGCCTCGGTGACAAACATGGCGAACGGGCAGGCCATCACAATGATGATTAGCGACGGATCTAGCAGAACTCTTTCATGGTCAGGCGTTAGCTGGGTTGGAGGCTCTGCCCCAACGCTAGCAACATCTGGATACACAGTAGTTGCGTTATGGAAGGTGGCCTCCACCGTGTACGGCTCTCATATTGGCGATACAGCATAATGGCTTTTAGCTCTGAAAAATTGAGGGCCGCGTCTTCTGGAGAGGCAGGAGTTACTGGGTTTATTGGGTTTGATGAAATGGCGGAGGTGACGCTACCAAGCAGCTTTACGGTGGCCTCTGCTAGCGCAGAAAATGGCGATCTTCTTATTGCCGCCGGTCTTCAGGACAATACTGGGTACTTAATATCAACCCCGAGTGAGTTTACTTCAAGACTTAACGATACAGGCACGAGATTTTTTGCATTTACAGATGACGCATACTCTGAGGGTTTCAGCACTGTAAGCATTAGTGCTGGCGCGACCGATACTTGTTCGGCGGGGTTAGTAGCATTTCGTGGTTATGTTTTTGACGATATTGGAGACCTCAGCAATTTAGGGACAACGGTTCAACCAGGCAGCATTACGCTAACATCAAATGACAGTATCGTTGTTTGCATTGCCGGGCACTTTGGGGGAGCAAGCGCATCACAATTTTCTCGACCCGCTGGTTACACCCCTATTTTTCGCACATCACAACTAGTCAATTCTCCAGACCCTTATGTCTGCATATCGTATTTAACGGGCGTAAGCTCAGGGTCTTATACATCTGGGACTGTATCGCTGAGCGCGACAGGTAAGGCATTTCTAATAGGATTGAGGCCGGTATAATGTTTATTAAAGTAACTGATGGCACCGCTGTTGCATATTCAGAGCGTGAACTAAGGCAAGACAACCCAAACGTCAGCTTTCCATTGGTATTGACGGAAGACGTCCTTGCCGATTTTGACGTTTATGAGGCGCAGGAAGTTAGCGAGCCGTATGATGATGTTTTGTATGTGGGGGTAAAATCTTACGTCTTAGATGACGGGGCGTGGAAGCAAGTATGGTCGCTTTCTCCAAGACCAGAAGCGGAAGCGAAAGCGCGATCTCAAGCAAAAATTACAGCACAAGTTCAAGAGACACTTGATGTGTTTGCTCAAACAAAAAACTACAGAGATATGTTTAGCGCGGTTGGATATGCTAGCTCTACTAGCGCAAAATTTGCAGAAGAAGCGGCTAGGTGTATCGCTCTTCGGGATCAAACATGGCTGAAGTGTTATGAGATTCTTGAAGAAGTAGAAAATGGAGCTAGGCCGATACCGAGCAGCATTGACGATATTGCGTCAGAGTTGCCAGACTTAACTTGGAGCTAAGATGCCTCTCGTTAGCCTTGATATACCACCTGGAATCTATCGTCACGGAACGGATTTAGATGCCAAAAATCGGTGGCACGATTCCAATTTAGTTCGATGGAAAAACAATTCTTTGCGCCCTATCGGTGGCTGGGAATCCTACGTCAACAGTTCTGGGACTGCCATTCAAATCACCGACGGCTCTGGCACTCAAACAATAGCCAGAGGAGCCGTTTCTTGGGTTACTAACTCAAGCGCAATTTACCTAGCGACAGGGACTTACAATAAGTTATTTGCCATTCAAGCAGATGGCACAATTTTAGATATAACACCAGGAGGACTTACTGCGGGCTTAATTGATGCAGGTGAGAACCTTGGTTATGGCGGAAAGTCTTACGGTTATGGCACCTATGGGACGGGTCGGACATCGGACGGCGCAACAGTTGGGGCAACGGTTTGGACGTTGGACAACTGGGGAGAGTATTTAGTTGGTTGCTCTACCGCAGACGGCGCTATTTACGAGTGGCAATTAGGTGCTGGCACCCCTGCCGCAGTTGTAGCGAACGCGCCAACTGGAAATCAGGCGATCGTAGTCACAGCAGAGCGTTTTTTATTTGCTCTTGGCGCATCAGGAAATCCCAGAAAGGTGTCGTGGTGCGACAAAGAGGACAACACCACATGGACGCCATTAGCCACTAACGAGGCTGGAGACATAGAGCTAGCAACAAACGGACGCATTCTTGCTGGGGCAAGGGTAAGGGGCAGAACCCTTATTTTAACGTCAACGGACGCCCATATAGCGATTTACAATGGCCCGCCTACAGTTTACGGATTTGAAAGGGTTGGCACCGGATGCGGATTAATTGCGCCACAAGCAGTTGCTAGCATTGATGATGGTGCGTTTTGGATGGGTGCTAACGCCTTCTATGTTTATGATGGATCAACCGCAAAAGAAATCCAGTGTGATGTCTTAGATCATGTTTTTGATGATATTAACAGGTCTCAAGCGAATAAGGTTTGGGCGGTTTCAAACCAAAAAAGCGGAGAGGTGTGGTGGTTTTACCCTTCAGCATCATCTAGTGAGCCAAACAAATATGCTGCTTATGACTACAAGCGAGGTTATTGGCTGATAGGAGAAATCACAAGGACAGCAGGAGTTGATGCTGGGGTTTATTCATACCCTGTGTGGATTGAAAACACTGGGTACTTGTATTATCACGAAAGAGGTCTGTCTCATGGCGGTGTTTCACCATTTGCCGAAACTGGCCCTATTATGATTCAGACCGGCGGCAATGTGGTAAAGGCAACCAATTTGATTCCCGATGAGGAAACGCTAGGGGACGTTTCTTTAACTTTTAAGACAAGATTTTATCCTACTGACACAGAATATACTTACGGCCCTTTTTCAACATCAAACCCCACAAGCGTTCGCTTTACGGGTCGTCAAATCCGCATGAGGATAAATGGAAGTGACTTAAAAGATTGGCGAGTTGGATCTATGAGGCTAGACATTCAGCCTGGGGGTAAAAGGTGAGCGTTGGAGAAAGACCCCCGCCGCCTTCTGGGGATAAATGGAAGCCTTATGCCGAAAGGCTTTCTGACTATTTGGTAAGAATAAGGTCTCGACTAGCCTTTCTGTCTCCAAATGAGTCCGCGTTTGATGATGGTGTGATTTTATGGAGTCCTACCGGATATCCTGTAGTATCAAAAAATGGCGAGTATCGCCAAATTGTATTGGCTGACGGTTATGGATTTTTCTACAACAACTCAAGCATTGCTCTTACGGCCAACACCGCAACGCCCATAACATATACGGCTGACGCAAATAACGAGTCTTTATCAATATCTGGCTCAGAAATTACTTTTGAAGAGAGCGGCAAATACTTAATTTCGTTTTCCGCAGAAATATCGTCATCGTCTAGCAGTACGGTCAATTTTGCTTTTTGGCCTAGACTAAATGGATCAAATGTTGCAAACAGCACGATGAGAAACGCGCTACATCAAAATAATTCTACCTTGGTTGTGTCGCGGACTGCATTGTTTTCACTTTCGTCGGGAGATGTGCTTCAGGCGATGACAGCCTCGGATAGCTCTTCAGGATCATTATCAGCAACGACATCTGCAATAGCGGGTGAGCCAGCATCGCCATCTTCAACGATCAGCATAATGAGAATTAGTCAATAACGAGTGATATAATGAGTATTGATGAAGAAATGGAAAGATGTCGTGAATGGATTGAGGCGGCTTTGGACTGTGGTGGCAACACTCACGATTTTTATGATGTGCTGGAAAATGTTAAAGCTGGTTTAATGCAGTTTTGGCCCGCCGAAGACGCTTGCGCGGTCACAGAGATTGTTTCATACCCCAAAAAAAAGGTGTTACATATTTTTCTTGCAGGCGGGAACATGGAAACTATCATCTCAATGAACGATTCTGCGGAGCAGTTTGCAATGCTAAATGAGTGTTCTGGGATGAGTATTGCAGGCCGAAAAGGGTGGAAAAAAGTCTTGCAGGATAAAGGCTACAAAGAAGCGTTTACAACATTAGGGAAGGACTTGATATGAGTGGCGGAAAAGGCGGCAGTCAAACGTCTAGCGTAGAGATACCAGCTTGGGCGGAGACAGCTATGCAGGAAAACTTACAGCGAGCTAGGCAAGCGGCTCAAATTGGGTATCAACCTTATTACGGCCCTGACGTGGCGGCCTTTACTCCGATGCAAGAGGCAGGAATGCAAAGTTCTTATGATGCTGCTGCCGCTTACGGACTAGTTCCGCAGGGGGGGAGCGCCATGGCTGGAGTGCCTCAAGCCCAAGAATTTGCCGGAGGCGTGAGGGGTTATTCATCTGGTGATTTATTTGAGCAAGCTAGGGCGGAGTTTGAGGCTAGAAACCCTAAACAAGCGCAACAATATAATCAGCTTTTTGTTCCTTACGGAACCGCAGAAAGCAGCCCAAATCAAAATGTAATCACCCTGCCAGACGGAACAACTATCCCTTTTTCTGGGGGCGGCACACCAATCAATCCTTTTAATTTTAATTTTAGTTAAGCAGGTATTCTTATGTCACAACCAGGATCAGGCCAGCCAATGATGGCGACGCCAGGAAGTGCTAACCCAGAAGCAGGATTTTCACAGCCGTTTTCAGCTTCAAATCGTTTTAACCAGCTAGCGGGTGGATCAAATAGAATGCGCTCTGGCGCTGGGAAAGGTGGCGGTCAAGTGCAAACAGCCCCATCTGGGCCTGCAACCCCTATGTCAAATCAGCCTCCAAATATGTTTAATCAAGCATCGCAAGCAATTCAGTCGGGAATGGCTGGCGCATATGGAGAAATGGGATATCAGCCGATGATGGTAGACCCAAACATGGGGATGGGTACAGGCCAGTCTGTAGGCCAAGAGCAGATCAGTCAGTTTTTTAATCCCTACGAGAGCCAGGTTGTTGAAAGTGTAATGTCTGACATTGAGCGAGCCAGACTAATGCAGGCCAATCAGTTGGGTGCTCAAACGCAGTCGGCAGGTGCTTTTGGCGGATCTCGGCATGGAATTATGGAGTCCGAGTTAGGTAGAAATGCCTTAGATCAAATGGCTCGATCTGCTGCCAATTTGCGGTTGCAGGGCTATAGCCAAGCTCTTGGCGCGGCGCAAAGTGAGGCAGACAGGCTTCAGCAGGCTCAGCAATTTGGTGCCGGGCAGGGCTTGCAGGCAATGCTGGCAAATCAAGCTGCTGGTCTCGCCGGTTCGGGGCAACGCTTAGCGGCGGGGCAGCAACTAGCGAATATCGGCAATATGGGATTTGGTCAGGCGCAAAGCGTTCAGGCCAATATGCAGCAACAAGGATTAATGCAACAAGCGCTGCAGCAACAGCTTATGGACGCATCAAGAAACCAGTATGCCGGATACTCCCAATTCCCCGGTCAAAGTCTTGGATATTACGCGCAAGCATTAGGGGCCACTCAGATACCTCAAAGCCAAACCACATCTCGTCAGCCTGGGCTGTTTGATTATCTTAGCCTCGGCCTTTCGGCGGTATCTGATATTCAGTTAAAAACCGACATTAAAGTGATTGGCCTAACCCAGGGCGGTCATAATGTTTACGAGTGGACTTGGAACGAAAAAGGTAACGACATAGGCGAACACGGACGCGCTCGTGGCGTTATCGCTCAAGAGGTAGCGATGAAGCAGCCGGAGGCCGTTATTCGCGGAAATCATGGTTACCTAATGGTTGATTATTCAAGGATTCACTAATGAGCCTTCTTAATGCGTTGATTGAAATGGCTAAAAGACCTTCTCAGGCTAGCCTGCAGGCTCCGGCCCCAACGGGTATGCCAAGTGGCGTTAATCCGTTCCAGCAGTCGCAGATGCAGGCTCAATTTAATGCGGCTATGGCTGGGCTACCCCAATCTGGTTTTGGCCCAAATATGAGCATGGCGGCAAGTCCTATGGAGGCTCAGTCACCAGTCAATCCGATTCCCCAAGAGGGCATGATGGATATTTTGGCGAGAAACTTTCAGGGAGGCTCTGGATACGCTGGGCTTCAGCCGCTAAGTATGCCGCATATGCAAATGTCTATCCCTGGAATGGGGCGGCCTGCAGCCATCGCACCAACGCCTGTTGAGATGACAACCGGAGCGGGAATTATGGGGTCGCCTGCCCAAAATGATAATGGCGATATGTTGAAAAAATTAATGATGATGATGGGGGCCGGATAATGGGTTTGATTAATTTAATGGGGCCATCTGTCCAGGCAGATATGGGGATGCCGACAGACCTGTATCCACGACAAAAAGCGCCCATCGTTACCGGCAAACCTGTTTATCAAGCGCCAGAAAAAAAGGGCTTTTTTGAGAAGCTTGGCTCTGGGGCTATGGAGTATCTGGGGGATCCGACCAACCGCGCCAGGCTTGCTGCCGCGTTTAACACGATGAGGCTGAACCCTGACCCCAATATCGCTCGCATGGCTCAGTCGCAGATTGAGACTCAGCAAGCCTTGGATCTTTTGGGCAAGCAGGGAAATAGGACGGCTGATGCGTTAGAGGCTGCCGCAAAGAGCGAAGCCAATCCTACAAGGAAAGCACAGCTTATCGCTGCGGCTGAAACCGTAAGAAGCAATCCATCTCTTGCAAAAGAGGCGGCAAAGCTATTATTTCAAAGAGAAACTTTTGGCGTAACTCCGATTGAGGTTGTTGGGCCTGACGGCCAAAGAAGATTTATTCAGATTAGCTCGTCTGGCACGGCTCAAGATGTTGAATTACCAGAAGGATTCCGGCCTAAAAAAGACGTCGAAAGAGTAGATACTGGGACAGAAATAATTTTTGTGGACACAGAAACAAACCTGCCAATAATGAGCGTCCCTAAGCAAGTTGGAGAGGCGGCAGAGGCGCAAGCGGCTGGTACTGAGAGAGGTAAAGTATCAGCGAAATCACAAGAGCAACTTCCATCCTTGCAAGACTCGGCAAGGCAGGCAAAAGAGCTAATATCATCATTGCTTGGAGAGCCCATTGATGTAGATGGCAAAATGCAATACTTAGGCACCAAAGGGTTGCAAGAGTCTACCGGAAAATACCTTGGGCAGTTAGATCCAGAAACGCTTGCAGGGGCCACAGTTCTAAGCCAAGAAGCAATTGATACCATCCCAATAATAAATCAATTGCAAGGCAAGACGTTCTTGCAAGCATTTGAGAGCTTAAAAGGTGGCGGCCAGATTACTGAAGTAGAAGGGAAGAAGGCAGAGCAAGCAATAGGTAGATTGAGTCGGGTGCAAAGCACAGAGGCGTTTGTGGAGGCTCTTCTTGACTTGTATGAAGTTATCGAGACCGCTGAAAAAAGAGCGTTAGAAAAGGCAGGAAAACAAAGCGATCAAGGGTTAAGCGTTCAAGAGCAAGCCGACCAAATTATAGCCGGGGGCAAATAATGGCTACCGCTGAGCAATATGCACAATGGATCGTAAACAACGCAGACAAAAAAGGCAGTAAAGAGTTTGCGATTGTAGAAGAGGCATATAGGCAAGCCAAACAAGAAAATGGCGCTCAGCCTATCCAGCAAATTCCGTCCGCTATCCCAGAAAAAGAGTATTCGTGGAGCGAAATTCCATTAGAGGCGGCAAAAAATCTTCCATCATCATTAGCTAACTTGGCCGGCGGAGTTGTTGAGGCCGTTACAAACCCTTTGGAAACTGCTGACACAATCACAAAGATTGGCGCAGGCGTTTTACAAAATGTATTGCCAGAAAGCCTTGTTCAGTATATTGGCGAAGATAAGGCGTCTCGTGATTTAGCAAATCGTGTTGGCAAGTTTTATGTTGATAGGTACGGCTCTATTGATGGATTTAAGAGGGCGCTTGCTGAAGATCCCGCTGGGGTTCTTGGTGACGTGGCTACAATACTTGGCGGGACTGGCGTAGCCTTACGCGCTGGCGGGGCCGCAAATGTGGCAGAGCAAGTCAGCAAAGCCTCTCAATTTATTGAGCCTTTAAGTGCAGCCACAAAAGCAACAGCCGCTGCTACTGGTGGCGCGGTTAGCGGCATTCTTGGCAGAACAACAGGTGTTGGCGCTGCCCCCATATCTGAGGCATTTACGTCAGGTCTTGCTGGGGGAGAAAGAGCGGCGCGATTCCGTGAGGGCATGAGAAGCGGGAATGTTGAAAAAATACTGCAAGACGCAAAGCAGAATTTGTCGTTTTTGAGACAATCTCGGAATCAGCAGTACGCCAAAGGCATGAAGACGATTGAGGAGGCAAAAGCGCCACTCTCTTTTAAGGGTATTGACGAGGCGTTAGATGCCGCTATACAGCGAGTAACATTTAAAGGGCAAGTTACGAATAAAGCGGCGGCAGATGCCGTATCGAAAGCCGTTCGCGCAGTTGAAGCGTGGAAAGGGCTAGATCCAGCCGAATTTCATACGCCAATCGGCATGGACGCTTTGAAACAACAGCTTGGCGGTATTATAGATGAGCTTCCAATTGAGGCAAGAAACGCGAGGGAGACAATCAATCAAATATATAACGCCGTGAAGACTGACATTGTAAAGCAAGCCCCAGTGTATAGTCAGGTGATGAAAGGCTATTCAGAAGCTACCGATCTAATAAGAGAGATTGAAAAAACCTTGTCTCTTAAGCCTAATGCGTCCGTAGATACGCAAATAAGAAAACTGTCCTCAGTAATGCGAAATAACGTAAACACAAATTTTGGGCAGCGCGCAAAGCTCATTGAGGAATTAGAAGGAAAGCCAAATATCCTAAAGGCACCGTTAGCTGGCGCGGCATTGTCAGACATCACGCCAAGAGGGATACAAGGTGCAACGATGGGATTAACAGGTCTCGGTGCGTATGGCGTTGGAGGGTTGCCGGTCATGGCTGGAACTGCTGCTGCCTCATCCCCTCGATTGGTCGGTGAGGCCGCTCATGCGGCAGGGGTTGCAGCAAGACCTTTAGCCGCGATACCACCTGCGGCATTTGAGATGTTCCCGTATTTAAAAACTATTAAAGATCCACGGGCGCTCATGGCCGCCTATCAGTCAGCAATAATGAGTCGCGCAGCAGGGGGCGAAAACCAATAATGCTCAAGCCAATGACAGACCAAGAGATTGAGTCAATCGCTCGTGAGGCGGTTATGGACTCTGTGGATTTCGTAGAGTCAGAGATTGCTGAAGACCGCATAAAGGCCCAGCGGTACTTTGATGGCGAGGTTGATATCGGTGAGGAAGATGGCCGATCTAAAGTTGTTGCGACCAAGGTAAGGGATACCATTCGCGCTATTAAGCCGTCTTTAATGAGAGTCTTCCTGTCTACCGACAAGCCTGTTGAATATGTCCCATCTGGCCCAGAAGACGTGCAGTCGGCAGAGCAAGCCACAGAGTATATGCACTACAAGTTTAATGAGCAAAATGGCTACCGGGTTCTAAATGATGCGTTCCATGACGCAATGGTTAAGAAGGTGGGGGTTGTTAAGGTCTACTGGGACACCTACGAAGAGCAAGAGACTTTTGATTTTCATGACCTTAATGAGATGGAGTATTCCGTCCTAACGGCTGAGGATGGCATTGAAGTCCTTGAGCAGACCGTCAAGAGCGAGATGTCCATTGATGAAATGGGTATGGAGGTGGAGTCCCCTCGCTACGATTTAAAGATTGCGAGATACAAAGACACCGGAAAGATGTGCATCGACTCAGTTCCCCCGGAAGAGTTTTTTGTTGACCGTAATGCCAGAAACTTGGATTCGGCCTATTGCGTTGCCCACCGAACAGAGATGCGCGTGGGTGAGCTTGTTCAAATGGGCTATGACTTCGATGAGGTGTCAAAACTTAGCGGCCTTCAGCATTCCGATACATTCTCTGAGGTTGAGGAGTTTGAGCGTCGAGGCTATGAAGAAGACTACTCTGACGAGGACGTTCAAGACCCCTCAATGCGCTTAGTGGCGATTACCGAGGTCTACATGAAGATTGATGTAGACGGCACCGGCATTCCTACGTTGCAGAAGGTCACTTTGGGCGGTAACGGGTATAAGTTGCTTGACCGTGAGGCGTGTGGATTTATTCCGTTCGCCGTGTTTGAGGTAGACCCTGAGCCGCATACGTTCTATGGCCGATCTGTTGCTGATCTGATTATTAACGATCAGGACGCCTCTACCGCAATGCTTCGCGGTGTCTTGGATAACGTCGCCTTAACGAATAATCCACGTCTTGAGATATTGGATGG